ATTTTCCATAAAGAGGAAGACCGCTATGCCCTATGTGAACAAACCCCGCCCATACAAGAAAGAATACCAGCAGCAAAAAGAGAGGGGGGAACAACCCAAACGGAATGCTCGGGAAAGAGCACGTTACGAGATGGACAAGAAGGGTGTGGACAGGAAGGGCAAGGATATTGACCATGTTATCCCTCTTTCGAAGGGCGGTACCAACGCTCCGTCAAACCTTAAGCTTAAATCACCCAGCGCCAATCGCTCATTCAGCCGGAACTCAGACCACACAGTTAAAAAGAACCGACCGAAAAATGGAAATAATAAATAATAAAGCGTTAGTAATAAACACTCGAAGACCCCACCTTGTAACAGAATGTATTAAAAAAAGCGAAATTGTCGAGACCGACGGTGAAATGCACAGAGTTGTAGTGCATTGGGGCTTAAAAGAAGCGCAAGCTTTAGCAAGATTAAAAGTAGATAAAGTTCCATCACCAATTCAGCGTGATTACGATTGGCCTGGGGTTTACCCCCCAATGTCGCATCAGCGTGACACAGCTAATTTCTTAACTCTACATCCTCGTGCATTTGTATTTAATGAACAAGGCACAGGCAAAACTGCATCAGCTATATGGGCAGCCGACTATTTATTAAATCAAGGCGCTATCAATCGAGTCCTTATTATCTGCCCGTTGTCCATCATGCAATCAGCGTGGCAAGCAGACCTATTTAAGTTTGCCGTACATCGCAGAGTAGATGTCGCTTATGGGGACCGCTTTAAGAGAAAGGCTATCATAGAAGGCGACGCCGACTTCATTATTATTAATTATGATGGTGTTGAGATTGTTTCTGAAGCTATTGCAGAAGGCGGCTTTGATCTAATTATTATTGATGAAGCCAATGCGTACAAAACTGTAACTACACAGCGTTGGAAAACTCTTAACAAACTTGTTACACCTGAGACATGGTTATGGATGATGACTGGTACACCAGCCGCACAAAACCCCACCGACGCCTACGGCTTAGCTAAGCTATGTGTGCCTGACAGGGTTCCTAGGTTCTTCGGGGCTTTCCGTGATCAGACCATGATAAATATTAGCAAGTTTAAATGGATGCCAAAACCGACATCAAGTCAAGTAGTTTTTAATGCACTTCAACCCGCCATACGTTTTACTAAAAAAGAATGTTTGGATTTGCCGGAGGTCACACATGTTTACAGAGACGCCCCCCTTACTGCGCAACAGGAGAAATACTACAAACTCCTCAAAAAAGAAATGCTCATGGTCGCAGATGGTGAAGAAATTAGCACCGTCAATGCTGCTGTCAACCTTAATAAACTTTTGCAAATCAGTGGTGGTGCTGTGTATTCTGATACCGGCGCTGTTATTGAGTTTGATGTTTCTAACCGCCTTCGGGTTATCACAGAAGTAATAGAAGAGTCAAGCAATAAGGTGCTTGTTTTTGTACCCTTTACTCATACAATAGAGCTACTCAGTGAACATTTGAGAGGGGCAGGTATTATCTGCGACATCATAAATGGAGCCGTTCCTGTGTCTAGACGGACTGATATTTTCAAAAGATTTCAAGAAACGGAATACCCAAAAGTCCTTCTAATTCAACCACAAGCAGCCGCACATGGTGTTACATTAACTGCGGCAGACACAATCATTTGGTATAGCCCTGTTACATCAATTGAAACTTATTTGCAAGCTAATGCTCGTATTGACCGACAAGGTCAGAAAAACGCTATGACTGTGGTACATATTAAGGGTTCTCCCGTAGAAGCTAGGCTCTATACGATGCTACAAAATAAACTTAGCGTGCATGATAAACTGATAGACCTATACAAAAATGAAATTGACGAAAACACTTGACAAAGTAAATCGTTGTGGTATTATTATTTAACGAACAAAGATTCGTAAACAAAGAAAGGAAAGTATGACAGAGATAAGCGTAGATAAAATCGTCGAAGTCTACATCAAGATTAGAGACGCACGGGATGAAGCCCGTAAAAAAGCGGATGAAATTGACGCCGACTATGAAGGACAACTCAAAGTCCTCGAAGCACAGATGTTAGATGTATGTAAAGCTACTGGGGCAACAAGTCTTAAAACCCCCTTTGGCACAGTTATGCGCTCAGTTAAAAGTCGCTACTGGACTAATGACTGGGAAAAGTTTTACGATTTTCTGTTTGAACATAATGTGCCTGAGCTATTAGAAAAGCGCATACATCAAACAAACATTAAGCAATTCTTAGAAGAAAACCCCGACTTGCTACCACTCGGGATAAATGTGGATAGCGAACACTCGATAACAGTAAGGAGAAGCAAATGAGTGAAATCACTCTATTTAATCAAGATTTACCCGACTACCTCAAAGGCGTTGAATTAGACGCTGTAACTAAGGCATTGGTTGGTAATAGCGGTAGCAAACGTATTTCACTACGTGGCGGCAAGTTCCGTATGGTTGTTAATGGGGAAGAGATTCTTACAAGCAACAGCGATTCTTTGAATGTAGTTATTGTTAATGCAGCAAAAGATGTATCAAGGACTTTTTATGCTAAAGCTTATAATCCGAAAGAAGATGCTGCAATTCCAGATTGCTGGTCTAATGATGGCGTTACGCCTGACGCTTCGGCTGAGAATCCTCAGCACCACAATTGCGCTGAATGCCCGCAAAACGTTAAAGGATCCGGTGCTAATGGAGTCCGTGCTTGTCGTCATTTCCGCAGGGTTGCTGTTGCTCTTGCTGATGATATTGGTGGAGATGTTTATCAGTTACAACTTGCATCTAAGTCCATCTTTGGTAAGGGCGATTTAACCCACATGCCATTTGAACAGTATGTTAAGTATGTCGGCTCACAAGGCTATAACTTAAATACATTGACTACCGAGATGCGTTTTGATCCTGATAGCGACACTGCTAAGTTGTTTTTCAAACCATTAAAGTTCTTGTCTAAAGAGCAGTGGGAAACAGCTAAACGTCAAGGCGAAACCCAGTCAGCTAAGCGTGCTATTGAGTTTGTATTTACTAAGACTGATAAGCCTACCCAGCTAGCTGCACCAAAAGCCAAGTCTGAACCAGAGTTAGTTGAAGCTGCAATTGAGGAGCCTAAAAAGCGCCCTGAGAAAAAAGCAGCCGAGCCTACCGCTAAGAAAGACTTAGGATCCATCATGGATAACTGGAGCAAGGAGTAACCCATGAGCCTAAGAGGCTATAGCTATCGGCTTGTGAAAGCTAACAAAGCTGCTGATTCTAAGCATATTGGAGTCAAGCTTGGTCGGTATTGCATTGCTAACGATATCCCAGTAATACAGATAGCACAGCAGTTTAATGTGTCTCGCATGACTGTATACAATTGGTTTAGCGGAATAGTAATGCCTCACAAGGCTACGGTTACACAAATAGAAAAGCTATTGAGTAAATAGTTTACCCCCGGGGCAGCTAGTTTGACGGAACGAAAAGGGAGATGCCGAATCCCCTGCTGCCCTTCCTTTCTTCGGATTTTGAGGTGATATGGCAACGACAGATTTATTAAATGCAGTGCTTCCCCAAGAAGGGTGGTATTGCATCGTCGGTTTAAAACAAGAGGGGCGCCCAAGACAGACATTTGTTCAGACCATTGAAGAAGCAGAAAATGAGATAGCAAATCTGTTAACTGAGAAATACGAAACTTATTTTGCTTGTGCTAAGTATGATAATGACCAAGACGGTCGCACACAAAAGAATAGTACCTACTTTAAATCGTTTTGGATTGATATTGATTGTGGAGTAGACAAGGATATAAGTGGCAAAGGTTACTTAGACCAAGCTACTGGTTTAACAGAACTCAAAAAGTTTTGTGAAGCTATAAATTTACCGTTACCGACGGTAGTTAATTCGGGTCGTGGTATCCATGCTTATTGGAGATTGGCAGAGACTATTAGTCGTGCCGAATGGAAACCCGTCGCCGACCGCCTTAAGGCTTTGTGTGAAGAGCACAAGTTTAGGGCTGACCCATCACGCACTGCAGAGAGCGCATCAATCCTACGGGTGCCTGAGACACTTAACTTCAAGCAAGACCCACCCCTCCCTGTAGCTATATTACAGTTAGCTGACGAAACACCATACGAAGATATCAAAGCTGCTATTGGTGTTTTGATTGCTCCTGACTATATACCACGTCAATTAAGTGCTGTAACTCAAGCTGCGATGAGTAATCGTCAAAGTCGGTTCCGTACTATATTGATGAAGACTACAGAAGGTAAAGGCTGTGCTCAGTTAGAGCATATTGCAATTAACCAAGCAGACATAGAGGAACCATTATGGAGAGCAGGATTATCTATTGCAGCCCATTGTGTAGACGCAGATGAAGCAATCCACATCATCTCGAGTAATCATCCACAATATTCGGCGCAGGAAACGGAGAGAAAAGCGCTGTCGACAAAAGGTCCTTATACGTGTTCGACTTTCGAAAAACTTAACCCAACCGGGTGTAGCGAGTGTCCGCATAAGGGTCAGATTACTTCTCCGATATTGCTCGGCTCTGAAATTGCCGCCGCTCCCAAGGATGCT